ACCTACAGCGTCTAGAATTAGAATTGCTGACACGGACACCACCACTTCACTTGGTCAACCAACTGGCTCTATTGAGTTCTTTGGCTCTGATACAACTGCTCCTGCTGCTGGTGTCGGCGCTTACCTTTCTGCCATTTCTGAGAGTTCTAGTCCTGATACCGCACTGACCTTTGGCACTCGTGACGCTGCTTTGGGTGCTGTTGATGCTAACGAGCGTATGCGTATTGATAGTTCTGGAAACGTAGGTATTGGTACAAGTACTCCTGCTGAGAACCTCGACATTCAATCCTCCGTCCCTACTATCAGGCTTTCTGATACCGATGGTAGCTTCTCAAGAATAGCTCACAATGCTGCAACCCTGCTTCTTCAGGCTGACGAGGGTGGTGTCGGCACTGGTTCAATGAACTTTGAGGTTGGCGGCCCAGAACGTATGCGTATCGACAGCGCAGGTAGAGTAGGTATTGGAACGACTGCACCAGCAGCACAACTCCATGTGTCAGGCAGCACGACTGCCATAGCTACAATAACTAGCGCCACCATAACTGGCACTACGATGAACGTTGCATCGGTTGTTGCTGACACCATTGCAGTTGGTGACCGTGTTTACGGCCTTGGGGTTTCTCCAATTACCAGAATTCTTTCTCAGACTGATGGGACAACTGGGGGCACTGGAAACTACGTTGTTAGCGTCAATCATTCGCCTGCAGTTTCTGGGCAGATGTACAGTAGCTCTGGTGCAGCAGCTACAATCAGAATTACTGACACGGACCCCACCGTTTTAGCTGGACAACCATCTGGCACAATTGAGTTTTTTGTATCCGATACCAATACACCAACTCCTGGTGTTGGTGCTTACATTTCGGCTGTTTCAGAAGATGGTAGCCCTGAAACCTCCCTGACTTTTGGCACTCGTGCTGATATCACCAATCATATTGATGCCAACGAGCGTATGCGTATCACCAGTGCAGGCAACGTAGGTATTGGGACAAGTTCCCCTGCTGAGGAACTCCACATTCAAGCCACCATCCCGACAATCAGGTTGCAAGACAGTGATGATAGTTCCTACACGAACCTTGTCTTTAACGCAGGTGTTTTTCGGATAGACGTTGATCCAACGGCTGTGGGGGCAACAAACAGTTTCTTTGCAGTTGATGTTGACGGCAACGAGCGTATGCGTCTCACTACTGGCGGCAACTTAGGTATTGGTACGGCTCTTCCAGTCACACCTCTTCATGTTGTTGGGGCAAGTATCACTACTGGTGTTACCTTCCAGAACCAGCCAACACAAACCTCTAAGTCTGCTGCTGTAACACTTACTATTGCAGAACTGCTAACTGGTATTGTACAGTTTACTGGTGCTACAATCGGTACTCTTACGCTTCCTACAGGTACAGCTATTGAGGGCGGACTTCCCACTACGTTCCCAACAAATATGTCCTTTGACTTCTCCGTTATTAACACGGGTACAGCCGCAGGCGCTGTAACTATTACTGGAAATACAGGTTTAACTCTGGTTGGTTCAATGGTTGTACCTATTACTACATCAGGATTATTCAGGGTTCGTAAGACTGCTACAAACACTTACACTGTATATAGAATCTCTTAAAGATAAGGGCAAAACATGTCTAGGGATATTACAGCAGGCTTTGTGCCTAATCTACTACAAAAAGAGATTACGCCCTTCTTTGCTGTAGAGATTAACTTCTCAAGTGGACCTCTTTATCTTTGGTCGGGGTATGGTGATCTAATCAATGATGGTAAAACTTATCTTGGTGCTGGTCAACTGTTGACTATTTCTACTGTTGGAGAGACCACAGAACTTGAAGCTAAGGGTGCTACTCTGTCGTTATCTGGTATCCCTAGCAGCTTCTTGTCCCTAGCACTAGGAGAATCTTATCAGGGTCGTGAGTGCATCATCTATTTTGGTTTGCTCTACCCAGATTCTTATTTGATTACACAGGGTTTAGATTTTATCACTACTCAAGCTGGTGACCTTCTGGTCTTAGAGGGTGATAGTCAAGCGCTTGTAGAAATCTTTAGTGGCGAACTAGATCAGATGAATATATCAGAAGCAGCAGACACCGCTACTATCTCTGTTACTGCTGAGAGTGCTTTGATTAAACTTGATAGACCTGTCGTAAGACGGTTTACAGATTCTGACCAAAGATCAAGGTTTCCTACGGACAAGGGGTTAGAGTTTGTGGCTGGCCTACAGGACAAAGAAATCTTCTGGGGTCGCAAAGGAACTTCTTAAAGGACAACCCGAATGATTACCTACCAACAAGAGTTTTTACTTACTGTAGAGAAAGATATTAAACCTCTGCTTGAAGAGCATTGGCTAGAGGTAGCAACAAACAAACACGCTATAAAACTAAACCCTGATTGGGAAGCATACCATACGCTAGAAGATCAGGGTATGTTGCATATCTTTACAGCCAGAGAAGGTGAAACTCTTGTTGGATACTTCGTAACGATCAGTCGTAAGCATATCCACTATAAGGACCACCTGTTTGCTGTAAACTCTGCTCTCTATCTAAAGAAGGATTGTCGCAAGGGTTTTATAAGTGCTAGGCTATTCAAGTTTGCTGAGAAGTCTTTAAAAGAAGATGGAGTATCTGTTTTAATAGTAAGCACGACAAATAATAAACCTTTCGATAAACTCTTGTTGTGGTTGCGCTACAAACCTGTCGAAACTATGTATTCTAAGTTACTAGGAGAATAAACATGGCTGTAGCCCTTCCTGCACTTCTTTCTACTGCATCTGTTGCCCTTACAACTGGTGTCGCTGGAGCAATAGGTGGATCGTTCTTTACTCACTTCCTTGTTACCACAGCTATGGGTGCCGCACTCAATGCCCTGTCGCCTAAACCATCTTCTGGTGGCTCTGGTGGATACTCTCTTACTGGTCAATCAGGTTCTGCTGTAGATCATCAGATTATCTATGGTAAAACTAAAGTCGGTGGAGTTCGTCTTTATGATACTTCTACGGGTGGAGAGACTAACACATTTCTACATCGTATCCTAGCCTATGCTGGACATGAGATTGAGTCTTACGAAGAAATCTACCTTAATGATGACCTTGTTACTATTGATGGCTCTGGTAACGTAACGTTGCCTGCTAGGTATAGTGGGTATGTCACTATCAAAAAGTATTATGGAACAACGACACAAGCTGCTGACACAGGTTTGATTGCAGATGCTGGTGGTGCTTGGACTAGCTTGCATAAACTTTCTAATATTGCTTATCTGTATGTAAAACTGAAATATAACTCTGACGTATTCCCTAATGGCATTCCTGTAGTATCTTGTGTGATTAAGGGTAAGAAGGTCTATGACCCTGAGACAGCTACCACAGCTTGGTCAGACAATCCAGCTTTATGTCTTAGAGATTATGTGTCGTCAGCCTATGGCTTAAGCATTCCAGATGCCCGTATCTATGACAGCAGTGTTATCACAGCTAAAGGTATTTGCAATCAAACTGTAGAGTCTGAGGCTCGTTACTCTTGTAATGGTTCATTCTTAACCTCTAGTTCCCCCAAGCAAGTAATCTCTGATATGCTGACCTCTATGGGTGGGCTATTCTGGTACTCTCAGGGTAGTTGGAAAATGAAGGCTGCTGCCTATACCACTCCCACTGTTACTTTGGTAGACGACCCTGCCTTTATCACTGCTGACAACAACCTAGTTAATACTGTAGACTTCTCTTTACCCTTTACGGCTTCTTCTAAGACTGCTCAGAGGATTGCTAGGGTATTTCTTAATCGTAACAGAGAGCAACTAACAGTTTCTGCTACCTTTGGTCTTAAGGCTTTTCAGGTTGAAGTTGGTGATATTGTCTATCTCAATAACACTCGCTTTGGTTGGAGCAGTAAACCTTTTGAAGTTACTACTTGGGACTTTGGTTTGTCGGATGGACTTGACCTACAGACCAGTTTGACACTAAGAGAGATTTCTCCAGAAGTCTTTACTAATGTTGATGGTGCTTTCTTTGAGAACAACAACAGTAGTTTGCCTTCAGCTTTCTATGTTCCTGCCGTTAGTTTTTCTAGTATTGAAACAGAATTAAGGTCTAACTTTGAGAGCCTGTTCAACGTAGTTAAACTGACTGTATCTTCTTCTGACCCATCTTCTGTAGAACGGGTAGAAGTTCAAATGCAAGAGGATGGTGCTACAAATTGGGTAGCAGTTGGTGTAGGCGATCTTGGGATTTATGAAACTCCTGCTTTGAATGATGGTTTTTATTATTTTAGAGTTAGAGCCTATAGTTTCTTAGGTGTTAAGGGAGATTGGTTTCAGTCGGGGTCTACTCAAGTTCTTGGTCAAGCTGCTCCACCACAAAACGTAAGCAGTCTTAGTGCTAACCTTTCTGGTGGAAACGTAAACTTAGCTTGGCCCCCAGTTACTGATCCTGACCTTTCATTCTACAGGATTAGGCACACTACAGATGAGAGCGCCCCAAGCTGGTCTAACGCTGTCACATATGTGGATAAGGTATCTCGTCCAGCATCATCTGTGAGCGTTCCTGCTAAGTCTGGGACGTATATGATACGTGCTTACGACAAGCTAGGGACTAACTCTCCGCAACTTAGTTCTGTTGTTGTTCCTGCAAATGCTCTTGAGACTTTTACGAATAACCTATCTCTTACAGACAGTCCTACGTTTACTGGGACAAAGACTAACACCTCTGTTGTGTCGTCTAACTTGAGGATTACGACAACTACCTCTGCCCCATCTTCTGGGACTTACCTATCTAGCACTTATATTGACACTGCTGCGGTAAGACGAGTAAGAGCCTACATAGACCTTGCTGTTAGTCGCTTTGATAGTGGTTCAGGTTTGTTTGATAGTCTAACAGGTCCGTTTGATACCCTAAGTGGACTTTTTGATGACCTTACTGGTGGCGGTAACTTTGATGATACAGATGTAGTTACTTATATCTCTATCACTAATGATAATCCAGCAGGGACACCAACTTGGTCTTCTTATCAAATCTTTCAGGCTGGTGACTTTTATGGTCGTGCATTTAGGTTCAAAGTAGAACTTAAGTCTGAGTCTGTTGGGGTCTCCCCAAGTATATCGTCTCTTATCGCTAAAATCAAATACAACTAAGGGGAACCTGACACATGGCCACACATGACTACGTTATTAACAACCAAACGTCTGCCGATCTTAGGATAGACCTTAACAACGCACTAGCAGCTATTGTTTCCCAGAACAGTGGCGCTACTGCTCCTGCCTCTACGTTTGCTAATCAGTTTTGGTACGACACCTCGACTGACCAACTTAAGCAGCGTAATGAGACTGACACAGTCTGGATTACTCTTGGTACGACAGACCAAACTAACAATAAATTTGAGCCTAACCAGACTTTTGCTACTCAAGCAGAGGCACAGGCTGGGACTAACAACACTAAGGCTATGACTGCACTCAGGACTGCGGAAGCTATTACAGCACTAACACCCCCTGCTGGTGGAACAACTTTACTTGGAACCTTGGCAACCACCAGTGGCTCAACGGTAACTTTGTCTAGCTTGACACTTACTGACTATAAGTATCTTTACGTTGTAGCTAACTTAACGACCTCTACAGGGGGCACAAATTTTCGTTTTGACGGTACAAAAATCTTGCAAAACTCGTCTACAAGCTTAGACGTCTATTTGACGGGACACTTGTTTATAAATCTGATTAACGGGCAGTATATCCCGTATTTTCACAGAGGGAGCGTCGAACCAGTATCTCAAGGCGGTGGCAACCAATTCGGGACATCCACATATCGGACAACAACAACATCTGTTTCATTTAACTTGTCCGTTGGGACGTTCTCGACTGGCGCAATCTATGTTTACGGGGTGAAATAATGTTTGAAGTCATCACAGACGCAAAAACAGGTAAACAAACCATCAGACCTTATACCGCATCTGAAATTGCAGCTTTACAACCTTCTGTAGAAAAGTTAGCGGCTGATGTTCGCACTATGCGTAATAAACTTTTATCTGATTCAGATTGGACACAAGTGCTTGATGCCCCTGTTGACCAAGTTTTGTGGGCCACCTATCGGCAGGCATTGCGTGATGTTACACAACAAGAGGGTTTCCCTCAAAATGTAGTCTGGCCCGTAGCCCCATAGGTATATCATGCGTATTAAAAATGTAGATGCTATCAAAGACCATGAAGCACTGAAACTTACAGCTTACCTACCAACCAAGAATGATGTATGGACTATCGGTTGGGGTCATACGAAGACAGCCAAGCATCCT